CCTTAGTCGGGGTGCGCACGCAGTGCAACAACACCCCCACCCTTACGGGTGAGGTACAAACACCAAAGGAGCTGTAGTACCCTATGTCTAGCCTTCCCACTACGCGTACGAGAAGTCTCCTTCAGGCAGCGCCTGATGGATTCGTCTCAACTACCAGTATCGTGAACAATCAAGTTCCGATAGTGACTAGTGCACGTGCAGTGGGTGCGGTTAGGAAGGGGAGACAGGTTACTGTCTCGGAAGGGCATCCTTTCAAATCCCGTCCAAAGGGATTTAGAGGGGATATCGGAGGGGATTTCTTCACACAACGTGAGTATGTTGAAGGCCTAAGTCAGGTCTCCGACGCTCAGGTTGCGATTGGAAGTCCCGTAAGTACATATAGGAAGCATGATTATCATGGTCCTATATTTCCGATAAATCCTGCAAGCGGACCCAACTGGTCAAACCTTCCGCAACAATATTCGTCAAATACGACTATTGACGCGGTTGGTGCGACAGCTGTGAAAGCTTGCAAGCCCACGAATTCAGTCGCTAACGCGGCTACCTTCCTCGGTGAACTCGTCAAAGATGGTATTCCACATCTTGCCGGGCATGCCGTTTGGAAGGATAGAACTCTCTCGGCTCGCAACGCGAGTCAGGAGTTCTTGAATTCAGAGTTTGGCTGGAAGCCTCTTGTCAGCGACGTACGCAGTTTTGCGTACGCCGTGCGTCATGCTGATACTGTGTTAAAACAGTATGAACGTGATGCAGGCAAGATCGTTCGTCGCCATTACTCGTTTCCTACTACAACCCAGCGGACTTTTGATCCTCCGTCTGAGAGTTCATATGAATATATGAATCCCCTCAATTCGGATTTTCAAAATCCGTCTGCTTGGGCAGGGTTCCAGAAATCCACTGAGACCATACAGCGTAGGTGGTTTTCAGGTGCATTCACGTATCATCTTCCGACCGGATTAGACTCCCGGTCAAAGATGGGACGGTTTGCCCTGTATGCCGATAAGTTGCTCGGCACATCACTTACGCCTGAGGTTTTGTGGAATCTGGCTCCCTGGAGCTGGGCTGTGGACTGGTTCAGTAATACTGGAGATGTTGTTTCCAATATCTCTGATTGGGCCACAGACGGTCTGGTTATGCAGTGGGGTTACATGATGGAACATACCATCGAAAGAGTAACCTACACTAGCACGAAATCGGGTTTTCGAAATCCGAAAACTCGTGCTACGCCGCTGTCCTTCGTAAGAGAAACGAAGATACGTCGGCGTGCTAACCCCTTTGGTTTTGGGGTGTCCTGGAATGGCTTGTCACCACTCCAGACCCTCATAGCTACGGCCATCGGACTTACCCGGTAGCTGTGGCATGTTGTTACACATGCTAACCACCAGGTCAGATTCGTTCTGACCGCAGTAGAAGGAGCACGCCTATGGCGTTCACAGACCCACAGTCCGTCACGATCTCGGGGGTGGCAACCTCCCTTCCGCGCGTAAGCACGGGTAAGGGAGAGTCATCCTACTCGAGTTCGGACGGTCTAATTACCCTGTCCGCTTCCAGCACCTACGGGCGCCGGACGCGCAGGGTTCTTAGGCTGGACCATGCCAAGATCTCGGCAGACGTGTTTGTTCCCGCCAACAACGTGAAGCAGTCGATGTCAAACTACATCGTCTTCGACACGCCTGTTGCGGGCTACACGAATGCCGAGGCCCTTGCGGTGTACGCGGGTTTCAAGGCCGCGTTCACTGCAAGCTCGGATGCGCTCATCACCAAGCTTCTTGGTGGAGAGTCGTGAGGAGGCGGCAGGACATGATCATCACAGTGGCATTCTTTGTCATTGCTTTGATCATTCTTGTCGCTTCTCTCGCCGAAACCGTCAATATCACTTTGAACATCTAGATGATATTCTTAGTGTTTTGGCTGGTTGCACTGATTTGTCTTCACTGGTTCTGCCTCATCTGGGACCCGAAAGGTCCGAGAGCGAGGAAGTTCGCAGATAAGACTCTACCAGTTCTGGTAGAAACAGTGCTTATCGGATCCGCCTACATCATGATATTTCTCCTTTGTACGGAGACTGTATCTTGATGTAGTTGTGCATGGCCAGATCGACAGGGGATCGGGTGGTCGTTTACTGCCCGTTCCTCCCGCGGGTGGTTAAACACCACCCGTTTCCTGTCGTGTCTGTGGAGCTCTAGGCTAGGATAAGCAACCTCTATTTAAGGAGGGCTTACGAAAAGCCTACTGTTGCTCTGGTGTAAGCTAGCTGAAGAATCAGCTAGTAGATGTTGCACTAGCGCCACCTTGGACTGTAGAACAGTCCGGGTGCGAACCGAACATGAGGGGTTATCGTTCTTGACAATAACCCTGCCCTCTTTTGGTAAAGACTTCCAAAAAAGTCTCGACCTTAAGAGTGCCGATCGCCGTCTTTTTGCTGGTTTCCAGCGAAAAGGAGGTCTCCCCCGATTTCTCGGAGGTTTCCTCGATCGTGTGTTCGATCGTGATAGTGGCCGGTTATTGGATGAACCGGACGTGGATGCAATTCTTGCCATCCGTCAACTGACGTTGATGTTTGGCAAGATTGAGATACCTTGCAGCGATGCAAGAATATCTCAAGCCATGTCCGACTTTGTCCAATGTGAGCAGGATGTCCGTTCTGCAGACGCTAGAAGGACCCCAATGCAAATTGAGGACTTCCGGCGTATGTCTGCATTGCTGTTTGCGAAGGTGTTTACGAAGTTAGATCATGAGATCTATCATCATTACACCTTCCCTCAGCATGGTCCAGGAGCAACTGCTGATAAACTAATGGGAAACCAGAAGTTTGAGCAGAAGCTCTGGACTGAGCGCCTTGACAGGATATTCCCCGTTGGGGAATACCTGCTACCCAATTGGCGTTACTACGACCAATTGGAAGGGATCGACATCCTCGAACCCGGCGCAGAGATCCCTGTTAGGGTGGTCTCTGTTCCTAAGACGCTGAAAGCGCCCCGAATAATAGCCATTGAGCCAACTGCTATGCAGTATGCACAGCAGTCGCTCCGTGTGCCATTATCGGAATCCATTCTGAGGCATGACTACCTCGGGCGGATAATCGGGCTCGACGATCAAGTTCCTAACCAGGAACTTGCTGCCGAGGGTTCCCGCTATGGGAACCTGGCCACACTAGACCTTAGTGAGGCTTCCGATCGCGTTTCTAATCAGCTCGTCCGGACTATGCTGTCCAACTGGCCCCATTTGCATGAGGCTGTGGATGCGTGTAGATCCAGAAAAGCTGAAGTACCTGGTCATGGCGTAATACGCTTGGCCAAGTTTGCGTCTATGGGTTCAGCCCTTACCTTTCCGATTGAGGCCATGGTCTTTACGACCCTGATCTTTCTCGGTATAGAACAAGGGCTTAACCGCCCACTTTGCCAGCGAGATGTAAAACATCTCGCCGGGCGAGTGCGTGTCTTCGGAGACGATATTATAGTCCCCGTAGACTATGTGCGCCCAGTGATCCAGAGCCTTGAGTCTTTTGGGATCAAGGTTAATCTGGCCAAGTCTTTCTGGACTGGTAAGTTCAGAGAGTCTTGCGGCGGGGATTATTACGACGGGCACGATATCTCTATCGTGCGTGTTCGCAATAAGTTCCCTACATCACTACAGGACGCTACTGGAGTCCAATCGCTTGTATCCCTTCGTAACCAGCTTTACTTTGCTGGTTATTGGGCCACTTGCAGTTGGCTAGATGGGAAGATCAAGAAAATGCTTAAGCATTTTCCTGTGGTCCTTCCATCTTCACCAGTGCTAGGCCGTCACTCCTTTCTTGGTTACTCTACCGAGAGGGAGCACAAGCACCTCCACAGTCCCTTAGTCAAGGGCTGGTCGGTGACCTCAACCATTCCAAAGAATTCTTTGGATGGTTCCGGTGCCTTGCTCAAGTTCTTCCTTAAGCGCGGCGGATTGCCATCCGTCGACAAGAAGCACTTGGAACGTTCTGGACGTCCCTATGCCGTCGACATCAAGCTAGGGTGGACTTCGCCTTTCTAGGGGCGAAGGGGGTCGAAAGACCTTGTGGGAG